CATGGAAGCCGTTACGCCCGTGGCCGCCGCCGCCAAAGCCGCCCGGGGGTCGGCCGCCGGGAGGGGGAAGCATGGGGGTCGCCGGATTGCCTCCCAAGCGGTGAATGGCCGAGAGGTGACCCTGTAGCGAGGCGGCGCTTAAGGATGCCCGCTCCAGCGCCCGGTTCGTGGCATTCGTCGCCGTGGTGAGGCTACGGAAGGCACTGGAATCAATGGCAATCTTGCCAAGGGACTTCTGCAGGCCTACAGTCAAGAGTTCTAGTTTTTCGAACTCTTTGGCCAGCAACACAAGCTGAGGCGAGATCAGGTTGTGGATTTTTAACGAAATTCCAACGCTGTAGGCTTCAAACATCAGTTTTCTACCCTATGCGCTTGACGACTCGAATTCATGAATGGTTGGCGGACCGCGTGTCCTGGATTCAATATCCCGGCGTCTCAATCGTCCCGCTGCGCCGCCCCTTTCGGCTCAGCGACTTGACTTGGAAGCAGCGCTGGTGGCTCGCGTTCTACATCTTCTGGGGTTCCGTGATCGCGCTGTCGATCTACGGCAATTTGATCAGTTGACTCGGGCGCTTCCAGCCCATCCCGCAAATCCACGCGATCATCGTTTTCGCCGCCATCTCGCCAATGGGCAACTTGCTGTCGTAGCCTGCGGGACCTAAGAACGGCCGCGGTGGAATCTTGTCGGTACCGAGTTCCTGGTACAGCGCGATATCGGACGTGCTTCCGACCACGGCCTTATCGCCCTTGGCCTCGGCTTCTATCGAATCGCGCAGTTCGCCCGTGCGGAGCAGCGGCTCATCCGGGCTGAACCCTTGCGCCACCCTGTCAGCGACCGTCGCTTCCGCCAACGGCGCCCACGTATTGAAGGGGCCCGTGTACTCCTGGTACTCGCCAATGCGCTTCTGCGCGTCCGCCTTGATGATCTCCGCGGCCTGTTCGGTGATGTGGTGAGTGACTTCCTCGCCAATCGCCGCGGTTGCCAGCAGATGGCGGCCGAAGGCGCCGAAGCTTTGAAACTCTCTCATGTTGGCTCATCGAATCGCATGGTGTGCCAGTTGAATTTCGAGCCGGTCGTCATCTCGGAAAACGCAATGCACCAGGCGGTGCGCGTTGCATCGTCGACCCCGAACGCCACATCGAACGGAATGTTGTGTTCCACGAGGAACAAACACTCACGGACGGGCGTCGAGGTCGCTATTTTTTTATTTCCGCCTTGTCCGCGTCCGGATTGGGAGCGCCCCAGTTCTTCACGGCCCCTATGTTGACCGCTTCGATTCCATGCTCGTCGAGACGCTGGATCAGCGCTTCCAACTGCTTCTTGTTGACAGGCTGCGTGATCGGATCGCCGTCGATCTCAGTAACGTAGATCAGAGGCAGAATCATCCGCATGTAGGTTTCGTTGGAGGCGGAATCTCCCGCCACTTCGACAAGGCGGTACTGCGCGAGGATGCCAGGCTTCCGGAGAGTAATCATGCGCCCGCGTGAATCCGGGACCGAGACAGTCTCCAGCGCTTTCGCAAGCACCTGTTCAGTCGGCGTCTCGTTCATCGTGACCGTGACCATTATTGGACCTTGATGCGGCGCTCACAGACGAAGGAAATCGTCTGCTTGACCGTGGCGTCGCCCGACCAGTTGCCCGCATCGTCCAGATCGAGCAGCACGCCGTAGTAGCGGTACTGTGTCAGGGCGCCATTCGGCTCCTGGATGATCTCGGTGATGCTCGCCGCCGACTCATTGATGCCAGCGTAATAGTTGGCTTCCAACTGCGAGAAGTAGTCATCGGGCGTCGAGTCGCGGCGCTCCACCTTGAACGAGCCGGACCAGCCGTCGAAGAATCGCACCCAGCGGGTTTTGCCATCGAGGCCCTTGATGCGGGTCTTCGTGACATCCTGCTTGGAGGTGAAATCCGTGATGAGGTTGAAGGCAAGCGGGCCGCTCGCGGTGACGACGGTCAAAGAAATATCTTTACCGACGCTGAAATTATTCACAGGCATCTGGTCTCTCCGAGACTACGAAAGGTGGTGGATTAGGCGAGCGAGACCGTGGAACGCTGGATCTGCACAGACGAACCACCTGCTACGTTCACAAGAAATTTCTCGATGATCGATTGGTACTGCACGGCCACATCGGCCTGCAGATAGCCAAGCGCGACGCGCGATTGGGGGTTGTTCGCGGCATCCACCTCGACCGAGTAGGCGAGCGGTCCGCCGATGGCGCCGATGAGGCCCTGACCTTGCAGGTTGTCGAAGTAGGTTCCGAGAGTCGCTTGTGCATTCGCGCTCGGCGTGCCAGCAACCCCAATGGCGTTGGCCGCCTGCGTTTGGCCCACGTACTTACCCATGCCCGCGTTCAGCGTCGCCGCGATGAAGTTAGTCATCCGCGTGTAGTTGTCGCCGTTCGTGAGCGGGTTGGAACTTGAGTTGTGGCCGAAGCGCGCACCGAAGTACGCGCCGCCCGGTACGGGATTCGCAATGACGTCGATGCCCGCGATGCCGAGGGACTGAAGGTCCGCCGATGCGTACTGCTGATTCGCAATGCTCTTTTGCGTGCCAACGATGCCCTGCATCTGCTTGTTGAGCGTGCTCTGGTTCGGTGCTTGGTTCGCCATCAAACCGGCGAAGAACGCCTGCGGGCTCAACACGCGAGTGATGCTGTTGACGGTGTCGAGCCAGTACACCCAGTCGCCAAAGCAATATTTGAACCACGGAGAATCGATACCGGCCGTGCCTTTGACAGTGACGGCATTCGAGATGGTGTCGCCCGAGACGGTGGCGCCGACCATGTAGGTGCCTTCGGAGAGGCCGTAGGCGACTTGAGCCGCAAAGCTCGTGGTGTCGGTGAGGTCGGCGAGCATCGCAACGCTCGTGCCGGTATTCCGGAGGGCGTACATGCCCTTGCGAGGCACGGTGTCGACGCCAATCAGGGTCGCGGTGACGATAGTCGCCACGCCATCGGTGCCACTCGCCAGCGTGTAGGTGGTCGGAACCGTGGGGGCCGCAGTTCCCGCGCCCGCGGTCGCCACGATGATCTGAGACGGGCCGCGCAGCGCGCTTGAGCCATTGTTGATGGCGCTGGCAATGGCCACCCATAGGGCATTTGCGGAGAGGCCAAAGCCGAGATTGTCGAACGCCTCAGCCACCAAACCGGGAGCAGCGACGACGACCTTGAAGGTGCCAGTCTGGGTGCCAGCCGAGACCGTCACCTGGATGCTGTTGCCGAACGATCCGGAGTACTTCGAGGTGAACGTGATGCAGGACGTCTGCACGAGGATCGATGCCGCGACATCCGTTCCATCCGTGACGCGCACCAGGCGGAAGTTGTTCGCGCCCTGTTGAGCCGCAACCGCGAGGGCGGTCATCAGGTCATTCGCGCGATTCTGCTGCGGTCCGAAGAGGGCCGCGCCTTGCGCGATGTTTCCGGCCGTGGTCGGACTGTTGACAGGCCCCCATGAAGCTGTCCCGACCAGACCCAGCACATTGGTGGGCACGCCGTTGAGCAACTGATTGCTTGGCGGGACGATTTGGACGTATAAATCGGGCACTACCAGCGCGGTCGTGTTCAGCTGGCCAAGTTGACTAATCGGCATGGGTGCTCCAGAAATGAAAAAACCGGCTCAGGGCCGGTCAGAGGGAATCGTTGAGGGGTGAGATCAGGCGTGGTCGGATGCGCGGACGACTTTCCCGGAATTCTCTCCGGCAAGAATCGCTTCAATCTCCGCGGGGTCTTTGATCTGGTCGCCCACTTTGTAGCTGGCGAATGCATAAATGACGGTGAGGATCATGGTATTTCCTATTCAAAAACGGTGATTGCGGGCTGATACGGCGGCTCAACACCGACGCTCACGTTCAACTGTGTCTGCGTGATCTCGGTCGTGGTGTTCACGAGCGTCGTCGCGTATTCGACCGAGTACATGAGGTCGCGGCGATAGAGAACCGCTTTCGAGACCATGTCATCGACCGGGCTCGACTTGTAAATGAGGCGCCCAGCGGAGGTGTCCGGGAACACTAGGAATTCGATATTCGCAAGCACCGGGTCTATCGCCTTCGCTGTCGCATCGCGGTCTGCGGGCGTATCAGCCCACACCGTGATCTGGAAGACGCGCTCTTGCCGGCGAACTTCCATGATGGCCGTGCCGCTTGCGCCCACTCGAGCCGCGGTCAGAATCGCATTCGTGGCCAGCGTGACGACCGGGCCCGCATTCGTGGACCCAGTGACCAAGGTGGCGAGCGCGGTTGCAATGCTGGTCAGCGTGTCAGACGGCTGAACCGCGTAGACAAATGGCCGGTAGCCGACCATGAGCATGACGTTCTGAGGCGTCGAGACTGTGCCACCGACCGTTACCTGCTGGCCCGAGACGGTCAGGGTCAAGGTTGGCGCGGGCAGCGTGACGTTTTGCCACTGGCGCATGTAGCGCGTCGTGTTGCGCTCCATCTTGGTCGGGTAGACCGTGACGTGGACCTTTCCGCCCGCCTGATTGGTCGAGAGCGCGAGTAAATCCGCGTCCAGGCGCGATGCGGTCGGCCAGCCTGCGTACACAACGGCCGGGACGCCCGTCACTGAGGGGTTGCCGGTGCCGTTGGGGTAAAGCGTCTGCGCGATCAGCGAGACCAAGCTCGCTTCTACGTCGCTTAAATCCGCCATCTCATGTGCCGCTTGGCAGGCGGACCATGAAGAACGGCAACGTGTAAAACGATCCTCCATCGAATTGAAGCTTTTGAGCATTGAACAATTCGACAAAGCGCTTGCGCTGGTCGACGCTCAGGTGCTCAAAATAGAACTTCTGATTGTCGTGATCCCGGGTGACCCAATGGGCGCAATTCTCCGGAGTGCACGCGGCGCTGGGCGGGCAGTTGCGGAACGTCTGTTTGAACCCGTCGCCGCCGTTGTTGCGGACATAGACCTTGTAGTTTTTATCGGTTGGTCCGAGCAATACCGTACCCGCTTCGACGCGCGCCATGAACGTGTCGGGGTTCATGCTGCCGCAGTACTGGCAGGTGCCGTCAGGGTGTCTGTCCCAATTGCATTCGCCTGTAAACTTCCATGGGCCCGGTTGGAATCGTGGGCATAATTCGTTCATACGGGTTGTCCTGTGGCCATGTCACGTCTCGGCTTGGGGAGCATTTACACGCCACCCGAGGTCAGTGAGTTCCGCGCTCGAAATGACATACCGGCGGCTCTGGTCGTCGGTGATGATGTCCTCATTCCGGATGTAGACTCCGCTCGGCAGCACTGGGAGCAGAATCGACCATGCGGGGTTTCGAACATCACCCGGGAGATTCACCAAGCTTTTCTCCACCTTCGAGCCGATCAGGATCGAGGCCGGGAAGCCAGTAATGAGCGGCGTTTCGAGCGCTATCGTGTCCCCGCCATAGCCCTGGGCGCCGACCCCCATTTGCTGCTGGGGGCGAAAGACGCTGACGATGCGGTTGCACGACACGACGACGATCGGGAGCAATTGCTGCTGAGCGGCGACGAACCAGTAGGAGCCATCGCTGCGCACCAGGTAGTCCCCCGGCTGCGTGACTCTGCCATCCATATCGGCGAACCACACCGGCTTGCCGTACAGATTCGGCTTCAGGTACTTCGCGTCCGCCGCATTGAAAGCGACATTGATGCCCGCAACCTGATTCGTGAACGGATTCGCGGTCGCTGCGGGGCGGAAGACCTGGCACGGCAGTCCGAGAACTCGCGCGGCCTTACCGCGGCCAGCATAGATTTTTGCCTGAAGCGTCGCGGCGTCCATGTCAGCAGCGGACGAGCCGCATTCCGCCGCTCTGCCCTAGGTACGGGCCCGGTGGGATGCCGAGAAACTGACACATGCGCCGCCGCCAGTCATCGAACAGCCGCATGCGGTCAGAAACTTCGCTCCGGTTGCGGGTCCAAACGGCCGCGACATCGGTATCCAAGTTCGCGCCAGCGCCGACAATGGCCGCCTCGAGCACGGTCAAGTTCGACAGGTACACATTGATGAGCGTGCTTTCCACTTCGGCCGGCATGTTCGCCAAGCGAGTGAACATCGTCTGCCACACGCCGGGTGAGACCCAGCCGTAGGCAAAGTCGCGCGTCGCATCAGCGGGCGTGTCGGTTCCCAATGAAGGGTAGCCGGCCCATCTGCGAACGTCCGCAGTTTGCTGCGCCGTGAGAGCCATATCAGTACAGCCGGTACCAAGTCGTGTTGGCGAGGTGGTAGATGTATTTGAAGCCGATGCCGGCGGTTCCGATCGTCGTCGGCGCGTTCTTGATCGTCTGCGAGGAGGTGACGGTCAATGCCGTGATGATCTGGCTCGATGTGACCGTGACTTCCTGCCCATCAATCGGGGTCGCAGGCAGTGCGACGGTACCCGCGGCCAAGGTGCCGGCCGGATCCAGAATCAGCGTCGACGTGTTGTTCGCTATCGTGATCGAGAAGCCGGTAATCGGTACCTGCACCGATTTGGACTGATCCGCGATGGCGAATAGGTGGATGAAATTCTTGTTGGTGTCGAAGGAGCCGGCGGCGGCCGACGAAGAGGCGAAGCTCAGGGCGTTCGAGCCGGCGGAATAGATGCCCGCAACAGGAAGGGTTGCGCCGGTAACCCGAAGACTGGGTGTTGCGATAGAGCCGTTGAAGGTCACGACGTTGGCGGCAGCACCGCCGCTGGTCAAACTCAAGGCGGCAGAGTAAGCGCCGCCGTTGGTGGCGCTGGAGAATACCAGCGTAGACGTCGGGTTCGTGGCGCCCTGGGTCGGGATGACTTCCACAACCCAATCGACCGGCTGGGAGGCAACGGGAGTCGTGGCCCAGCCCTGTCCGCTTAGGTGCAGCCGCGGAGAGTACTGCTGACTGGCCGCAGCGGCCGACACGGGCGTCTTCAGGATCATCCCATCGCCCGAGGTGTTCGCCGCGAGGGTGATGGAATGGGTATCGACGGCAGTCTTAATCGCCGCGTAGGTCAGATCCAGCGCAACCGGCCCCGAAGATGTGATCGTACCGCCGGTCAATCCAGCGCCGAATGCAATTGAGGTGACCGTGCCAACACCGCCACCGCCGCTACCGCCCGGGGGCGATATGCCTCCGGTCACGTCCGCATAGGCGCCCGTCCCGACGAGCAAGCCGAGTAGTAACGAAATGATGCGCATGGGAGACCTTAAGGAACGATTGCCGCGCTGGCCGAGAGCGATGTCGAACCGCCGGCCGCTGTGATGGTTGCCTGGATCAGGCACCGCGGCAGATAGAAGACGGAGGCGCCATTCGCGGTGAACGTGGTGGCAGTCCCTGCGGTCACCAGCGTCACGCCATCCGGTCCGAGGAACTGCAATGTCACCGTCGCGCCGTTCCAGGTGCCGACCACGGCAAACACGCCGACGCCACCAGGCCACATGACCTGGCCGCTGCTCACGCTCGAGGCGGTGAACAGATTGGGGTTCTGAGTCGTATCCCACGCGTGGCTCGATGCCGCGCAGAGGAGGAGAAGCGGCAGTAGCAGGAGTCGCAACGCTTTCATATTAGCCTACGACCCACGCCGACCCGTTGTAGAACACCGGCACGCACACGGCACCGCCGCCAACGACGGTTGCGTTGAACGTGGGCGTGGTTGCATCGGTGACGGTAGCTTGCGCGCCCTTCACGACGTTCATGGGCAAGGTGGCGACCGTGTACAGAGTCGTCCCCGTGAGGTCCAGGAGCCCTTCCTGATACGTGAGGGAGGCCTTGCCGCTGCCCGCCGCAACCACGCGAAAGTTCGTATCGAGATTGAACGGCCCGAAGGTCTGGCTTGCACCATTGGTCAGGGTCAATGCCCGAATCACCGTCGCGCCGCGCGTGAGCGTGACCGTCGCGGATCCAATCGCGGGAGCGGTGACAGTGATCGAATTCTCGGCACTGATCGCGCCGGTATAGGGGAGGGTTGCACCGATGAGTTCCATGGATTACGCCTTCAGTTTCAGTGTGTCCGCTTTCGGCTTCTCGGGTTTGGGGGTCTCGACCACTTCCTTAATGGTCTCGACTTCATCTTCGACGTGGCGCCAGCCCAATTTCACATGCTGAGCGAGCGAGCTCGCCAAAATGCGCAGGGTGGGCTGACCGGTCTTTTTGATCGTGACGAGCATGATTAACCCTTGCGCCAGGGAACGGTGTGCGGACGCTCGGTGCTCGGCTGCGGCTGCTTGCCGATCGGGCCGGGCTGGCCAGGCGCGGGGCGCGTCAAGCCGGGAGGGAATGGGTGCGAGGGAAGAGGCATTTAGTGCTCCTGTTTCAATTTTGCTTTTGCGCGCTTGGTTTCCCAGGCTTTCTTCGCCCATTGGGCGCGCGGTGATTCTGCTCGCTTGGCCGCTTCCGCCTCCTTGGCGGCAAGTTGCTCAGGCGTAGTGCCATAGCGTTTGAGAGCAGCTATTCGCTGCTTCTCGCGTGTCGACTCTGGCGTGACCATGCCGAGGCGACTGCCTACGGTGCCGGTCATGCGTGCGCGGATCTGCTCCACATGTTCTGGTGAGAGTTTCCGACCTCTGCCACCGGCGCCAATCTTGGCCTTGTGCTCTTCGGTCAGCTTTCTGCCCTTGAATGCGGAGCCTATCTTTGCCTTGGTCTCGTCGGAGCGCGACTTGCCCACTTTGCGAGCGAATAACTGTTCGCGTGACGCAGCGGCTTTCTCGCTCGTCTTATGAGCATCGCTAAGCTTGCGCTTTGCGTCTGCCGTTCTTGGGATTCCGCGCAGTGAGTCGGTGAATGCCTTAAAGGCCGCGCTTTCCCGGAGGCCCCTAGAGACCTTGCCCCTCCATTCGTCCGTCAATCTGATCGCGATTAATTTTTCGCGCCACGCAATGCTCTTGGCGCTGATCTTCTGCCCATCGCTCATCTTCTTGATGGTCGCGGCGGAGCGCGGCACGCCGCATCTTGCCGCGGAGGCCGCACGCATTATCCAACCGTAAGCCTTGTTCTTTTTGAATCCGGGCTGCGGCTCTTTGATGGTCATCGCATGCGCCGCGTAAGCGATACCGCGGTGGCCGGGGAAAATTCGCACCAGTAATTGATGCGCTACGAAATGCTCTTCCGGCGTCAGTACCGCCAGGTTCGTTCTCTTATCGCTCCCGCCCAAACAGCGCGGAATGATGTGATGTTTTTCGGTGTAGCCCGTCAGCTTTCGCGTCTTGGCTCTCTCAATCAATGCGTCGTAATGCCGTTGGTAGTCCACGCTAATCTCCAAGTTGTGACCGACCTAGAATACACTAGATCGGTCACACTTGGTAGTATTAACGATACTCTAAACTACTGACTAGCCTAGTAAAACTGCCGTATGCTCAGGTTTTATATTCGCCCAACCATACGCGCATGAAATTTCGTAACGGACACGGCGGTACTGGGGGTACATCGCAATCTCGAACGACAATCCCGATCGGGGATCGGTAATCATCATGCGATCACTCGCCATATCGCCCTCTTCCGGCAATGCAGGCGCACGAGTCACCAGCACGATCGCGGACCGATCGAATGCCATGTTCAGAGCCGCCGCAGCGCCAATCGTGATGGCTGCACCGGAGATGGTCTGACGAAGCCCGGGGGCTGCCAGCACCAAGGGGCCAGTCGTCGAGGCGCCGAGGGTCGAACCCACCGCAACCACGTACTTGTTGGTGTCGCCCGCGAAGGTCACGACATCGCCCGCAACGATCGCCGTTGCGCCGCCCGAGGGGGTGGTCAAGGTGACAGTGGTCGCGCCGGCCGCCGCAGCGCCGGTAACGGCACCCGTGACAGTACCCGGAACCGAAACCGCCACGCCCGCAGACTCGCGGATCTTGAACCCGTGCAACTCGAGCAAGGTGCCCTGTGCGCGAAGCTCGGTCGTTCCCGCTTCATTCGCAAAGGTCAACTGACTCAGGTTGCGCATCGTCGCGCCAGCGGTCGTGTTGATGACGCAGCTCATATCGGACAGCGAGGAGCCGTTATCCGACAGGATCTTGCGCAGGCCGGCAGTTGCCGACAGGTCGGAGGCGAAGGGGGTCGTTCCCGCCGTGCCGAACGCCCGCGAAGCGGTGGACGCCAAGCTGCCGACGTGCACTTCGATCTCGTTCGTCAGGGTACGCATGGCCTGCGTGATCTGATTGACGCGCATCGCGTGGTAGCCGGGGCCCGTGTTGATGCCCTTCTGCTCTTCACCCTGCCAGCGGAACGGTACCACTCGGCTCTTGGTGATGATGATCTGGTTGTTGCCGATGTTCTGATCGCCGTCGTCAGCAGGCAACTGGCCCGGGGTCACATCTTCCGCAGCAGCGGACGGGGTGATCGGAACCATGATGACCTGGTTGAGTGATGCGCGCTCTGCGCTCGCATCCAAAGTCACCGAGGGAATGAAGCCGACCAATTCGCGGGAGACGACGTCGATAGCTTCGTAAAGTGTAGGGGCCAGGCCCGTGAGAGTGTTCGCCATTGAAAGAAACTCCAAATGAAGTGTGGGGAAAACGGTGTTGAGTCATCCGACCCGGTCGCCGCGCTTCATCCGAAGGACGTGGCAAGAAACGATCGACAAAGAAATGCCAGGGACTCCATCCGGAGCCCTGTTTGAATTACGAAAAAAATGAAGCGGCTTTCCGCTATCGACTAGTCGACGAGTAGTCCGCCAGACTTGAAGTGCGCGGCCTGCGCGGCTGGCGCGAGACTTTCGAACGCAGCGCGATTGAGGGTTTTCTTACCACCCGCACCCCCGCCCGCTCCACCTGCGCCGCCGCCGGATGCCCCCGAGCCTTTCAGGATGCTTTCCTTGTACGGGTAGCCATCCACAATGATCTCCATCGCTTCCTCAAAGGATGCGACGTTGCCGGGGTTGGTGCGGGAGAAAATCTTGTTGCCGGCTTTGTCGTAGGCCACGATTTCGTCGCCCTCCAGCCTGAAGGAATCGCCGAAGCGGGCCTGCACGAGATCAGCGGGGATCGCAAGCTTCTCAGCGATGAACTTGGATCGAGCAAAACTACCGCCGACCTTCTCGGCGACCAGCGCACCTTTGAGCGAGTCGCGCTCCTTGACGACCGGCGCGTACTTCTCTTCGATCCCGCGCAATTGCTCATCGAACGCCTTCTTCGCCTCGCCGCGGACCTTGTCCACTTCGCCGGCATCGATCAGCTTCTTTGCGTCGAGTTTGCCGACAGTCTCGAGCGCCTTGAGGGCGGCCGGCACGTCGGTTATTCCGTCGAACACCTTGAGTTTCGTCTCCGCGGCCTCTTTGCCCTCGCGGTGCGATTTTGCCTCACCGTTCAGGCGGGAAATCGTCGCCACGGTCGTAGCGGCATCGAAGGGGATTTCTTTGCCGTCCGCGTGCACATAGACCGGGTGGCCATCTTTGAGAACTGCGTTACCTGCCTCGTCCAATTTCAATTTCAAGACAATCTCCTTGCATCATCCGATGCATCTGCGGCATCCGCCGCGTTGCGCCCTCGCCTATCCAGGTTCAGGCATAAAAACCGCCACGAGGGGCGGATCGAATCAATTTGCCATCGCGCAGCGTCTGGTTGACGCTCTCGCTACACTCGACAGCGCGGAAGGGGCGCCGATCGATGTGCGTCAGTTGCGCTCCGTAGGAGGCGGCTTCCTCGCGGGTAGCGAACACGCATCCGCGATCAGCCCAGTGGCCGGAGAAGACCTCCGTGCGCCAGGTCATGGCGCGGTGGCCGTCGCCTTGGCGAGCGCGGCCGCATCATTGGTGGATTGCGCGGTGTCCGCGGCAATCTTCAGTTTCTCGTCATCCCACGTGCGATCGGAGGACAGCACGTCGCGGCGCTTCAGTTCCTCGAAGTGGGTCTCGGCGGAAATCACACCGGCATTCTTCGCGCCGGCCAGTGCCGCCGGATCGGATCCCGTTGCAATGCCGAAGTCTTTGTAGAGCTCGACCTCGGCGGTTTGATCTTCCTTGACCCAAGCCGCCATATAGTCGAGGCATTGCTCGGCGGATTCTTCGAAATTCTCGCAAATCTGCTGCAGGAGGCTCTTGGTCGCCTCGCCGTCGCTCGAAACCTCGGTCGCGGTTGCAAACCCCGGCTTGAGCGATATCAGTTCGGCGCCGGTCGACCGCATGCGCTCTTCGAGAGCGGTCAGCGATTCCTTGCCCGCTTCGATTGCGGCGCCCGTATGCTCCACGTAGGTCAGTTCGGCTTTGTCGTTATCCGAGGAGGCCATACTGCCCGCGCCCACGGCCAGCGTCCCTTCGCCGAAGCACCGGGCGAACAGAATTGGCACCCGGGCCACATGCAAAAT